TTAGCTCATCGTCAGTTCAATTCATATGTCGATTATGTTTGGACTCAATTAGAAGAGGCTGAAAAAGACGCTAACAAAGAACTAGCAAGTTCTAATAAATCTATTAATTTCTCAGTAGAACATGATGAAGTGATGGTTGATGTATCTGGTTCAATGGCTGGAAGTCCAATGAATGCGGCGATTGGTCTTGGTCTCTTATTTACAAGTTTGAAGACAAAGAAAAATCCGGATGCTGAACGTTCATTCATTACATTTGATACTAATCCGTCATTTGTATCTCTAGATGATTGTAAAACATTTCCGGCGATGGTAGAGAGAACTAGTAACGCAGAATGGGGCGGTTCAACTGACTTTGTAGCTGCATTTGATATGTTAATGCAAAGAAATGGACGCGACATTAGAAAAGCAACTAAGCGAGTTATTTGTTTATCCGACATGCAAATCAATCAGGCAATCGGACATTCATACACTGCATATTCTTCCAGAGTTTCTCAACAAAGAACTCTTAGTGGCGTAGAGACAATGTATGAAATTATTTGTAAGAAATGGATAGCATGGTATGGTCTGCCTGAAAATACAACTGAACTCCCAACAATAGTTTTCTGGAATTTAAGAAGTGATGTTACTGGAAGTCCAGTTGATGATAGTGTTAGAGGTGTAATTCAAATATCTGGCTATTCAGCAAGTCTTGTAAAGATGTTACTATTTGGAGAACAATTAACTCTAGAAAATGAGAATAATGAAAGACCAACTGCTTCCGAAGTATTATATAAAACACTTGCAGCGAAAGAATATAATTGTGTTAGAGAAGCACTTGGATGGAAAAATGATGTATTATCTCTAAAAAGCAAATTTGCTAGAGAATGCATTAGAATTGTTACAAATGAATCAGGTTCTGAAACTGAAACTGAAACTGACACTGATAGTTATACATCATCCGACAGTAATCTTTCATCTTGTATTGATGATTGTACGTCCAGATCATTTTGTGATGATGGTTTTAGGTTTGGATACGGTGAAGAACATCCAAATAATGACTTAACATCATCAGACAGTTCATATACATCAACCGACTCAATGCCACCATTGATTGATATGAATGGATCAGAAGTGCGAAGATATATCAATAATATTCATGTGAATCATGACAGTATTTTAAATGCAATTGGTAGTGATTCAAGTGATTCAGAACAGCCTACATACAAATATACTAATGTTGTTAAGTTAAAAGATCTATTGAATAAAATATATCAGTCATCACAAGATTCATTAGATGATATTAAAGTTGAAAATCTAACGGTTGATTCAACCGGCGAGCCAACAGTTCGAGAAAGTCTTGATGTAATTGTGGAACGTCTTTATCCAACGGTTGAAACTACAAATGAAACTACAAATGAGCCAATAGTTGAAGCCACAGTCGAGCCAACTGTTGAAACTACAAATGAGCCAACTGTTGAAACTACAAATGAGCCAATCGTTGAAGATTTACCAGTTATTGTAGAACAACAGGAACAATCAGCATCTCAAGAAAATAGTTCAGGTGTTTTTAGTTATTTAAAAAGTTTTGTATATCGAAGTTAAGACCGTAACTGAAAACTGATAAAAAAATTGATATTATTTAATTTAAATAATATCAATATTAACAATATATATATATATTATGTTAAGAGTAGGAATTACTAAAAAAAGCAAACCATTGAGAGTGCTTGATTATATATTAGTCAATTGGGTATTAAGAAATAATGACATTTATTTAGAAAAGTTTAAATATGAAAAAGAAGACAATAGTCTAATATTTGAATCGATTATTATGCTTGAATTTTGGAAATTTAAATTAAAATTACCAATACAAGTGTCTGATGTGTTTTACTTAACAGCAGAAAACGAGAATCCATGTGAAGAACAAAAAAAAGTAATAAACGACATGAATATGTTATCATTTGGATATGAATACGATGAATATATTTTGAATTACAATAAATTTGTAGTAGATGACTATGATTTTAATGAATCAATATTGTCAAAGATGTTAAAAAAAATAAATGATGCTTGTAGTTATTATGAACCAGATAGTGAAATTGAATATACAAGTTCGAGTACAACTGCTCTGATTATGAAGAACCAATCGTTATTAACCATGCTGCATCACAATTATTATTGGATGAAGATCAACGAATGAAAGATGTTGATGAAGCAGTGCCTCCAAATGAATCAGTTTCAAGTATAAAGATAAATACCAATACAGATAAAGAAATAGAGGATATTTGGAATGAAAAAGATGAATTTACAAAACTAAGAGATCAAATATTAAACGATATTTAGATATTATTTTTGATAATAGATATAATACTACCTAATAAAACAGTATCGTTGTACGATATACTCATAAATACTTCAACATCTCCTAATTTATCTAATATTTTTGAATAAGATACCATATTTTTCAATGTAATTTTTTTAACAATGGCATTTGATATTTCACGTAAAATATCAGCAGTAGTTAGACCAAACTGTAATTTAAAATGTTCTATTTGTTTGATTGTATCTTCTAATGAAATTTTTTTATTTAAAATCATATTAATAATATTATCTTTGTCTTCAACCAATGGATATCCAATCTGTTTCAAAACATCATTTTGAACTATTTTGTCTTTTTTCGTAAAAACAGTATTAATTGCTTGTATCAAATTTATTGATTTTCTCATATCCCCTTCCGATAATTTAATAATTATATCTAATGCATCTTCCATAATATCTACTGACTCTGTTTCACATATATATTTTAATTTTTCAAGATGAATATTTGTCGGTATCGGTGAAAATCTAAATATTACACATCTTGACTTTAATGCATCTATTATTTTAGTTCCATAATTACAGATTAAACAAAATCGTGTATTATATGTATAATTCTCAATAACTCGTCTTAAAGCAAATTGAGCGTCATAAGTCATCGAATCAGCTTCATCTAAAATTACTAATTTAATATTATTTTGTGGATTGTTAGAAAAATTACCAATAAATTGTTTTGACACTGAAAAATCTTTGATCTGTTCTCTTACAACATTAATTCCTCTATCATCTGACCCGTTCAATTCTAATATCATATTTTTATAATTTGAACCGTACATCTTCTTAGCACACGCCAAAATAGTTGTCGTTTTACCCGTTCCAGGTGGTCCATAAAATATTAAATGTGGTAAGCTCTTATTATCAATTAGTTTTTTTAATGCATTCAATATGTCATTATGACTGATTATATCATCAAAATTTTCAGGTCTGTATTTTTCAATCCATGGTAAATTATATACTATGTTGTGAGTATCATCTTCAACTAAATATTTACTTTCTGCAGCTATATCATCGCCACCCAAATCTAAAACATTTTTATTCATACGATTAATAATATACTTACTATTCATAAGTTTTTTATATGACTTTTTAAATCAATTTTTTTATATTAATTATATATAACGCATTTAATGGCATATAAATCTTGGTCTAGTTAAGACCAAGATTTATATAAAAAAATTGATATTTTTAATATTAATTAGTTAAACAAATCATAATATACATATATATTATGAAGTTTCTTAAAAAGATTGATGCTCTAAATTATTTCAAGAAATGTACCATGAATGGACGATCCAATCTTAGATTATTTCAAGAAGATGTAAATCGTGCAGGAAGTAAATATTTTCACGTTATGAGTCCCAACGATGTATTTCATCGAATTAAACAAGATAAAGTATCTCATTTTTATGAATTTTGGTCTGATAAATGTAAATTATTATTTAGTTTGGATGTAGATATGAAAGTTAATGCAGATTACGATTATAAGCCTTTAATCAGATCAGTTATTAATAATGTAAGGTCCGGTGCTAAAAAATATTACAACCATCAATATTCACCTGATGACATTGTTGTTTTACAAAACGACGAAGTCATTCAAAAAGTAGAAAATCCTGATAAAATATCATTTCATATTATTTTTAGAGGATTGGCATTTGAAAATTATTTGGTTTGTAAAGACTTTTTTAATCGTCTTTCAACTGATTATATTATGACACATTGTGATAAAGCTATTTACAATATGACTTGTTTCAGATTATGTTTTAATTCAAAGATGGGTCGTAATGCTATTTTAAGTCCAATCGAATTTCAAATTGATGAAAAACATAAAACTGCTAACCTTCAAGATTGCAAGAACAGTGACACACTCCGTCAATTTTGGTTATCTACTCTTATTACTAATGTTGATCCTAAAATGAAGATGATTGGAATTAATAATGTATCTAACAAAGCAGTATTGAAAGCATCTCATACAATTGATTATAATGATAAAGCAAAATCGGCTGAGAATGTTAATATTGAAGAGATATTATTTCAATTACCATCAAATTATTATGATGAATATGATTTATGGACCAAAATTGGTATGATACTTTGTAATATTAGTAGTGATAAAAAAGATTATTATGATATATGGAACAGATGGTCTCAACAATCTGATAAATACAAGGAATCAAACATGATATCAAAATGGAATTCATTCAAATCAACAAACATGAGGAATAATATTGGTCTTGGAACTTTAATTAAATGGTGTAAAGATGAAGGTATCATTAATATTCATAAAAATTCAAAGAAACCAGTTGATACGATAGTTAATGAATATATTGCTCGTGAAATTGTTATAGATAAACAGTATATGAAAGATGCTTTAATATTGGATCAAAATAAATTAAATCCAGCAATATTTGAACCATATATTGGTTCCAGTCTTCTGGCTATTCAGTCAGAGAAGGGGACCGGTAAAACGTCCAATCTTTTGGAAGCATTATTCAAAAATAAAAATTTAATTACCAAAGATACAAGCATGTTGTTTGTTTCAAGTAGAAGAACCTTTGGAATCAAATTATTAAACGACTTGAAAGAATTTGGATTTAAATTATATTCAGATATTACCGACCCTTATATTACTGCTAAACGTATTATTTGTCAAATTGATTCTATTACTCGTCTAGATCGTGATAAATATGAATATGTTATTATTGATGAATGTGAAAGTCTCGCAAGATATCTCACTTCTAATCATTTTAGTCGTAATTCTAAAGCAAATATTATTGTTAGCACCTTAGAAATGAGAGCGGACGACGCCGACCATTTATATATTATGGATGCTGACTTATCTGATAGATGTATTAATTATTATACAAAAATAAGAAAGGAGAACCATCCATTAGAAAAGTTAAATTTGATAGTGAATAAATTTAAACCATATTCGGACTATACAATTGAATATATGTCATACACGTCATGGTTAAACATTATTATGAATGACATAGATGCAAACAAAAAATTAGTTATTCCAATGGCATCCAATAGTAAAGCCAAAGATTTAACCACTAAAATTAATCGTGATTTTCCAGAAAAGAAAGTGCTTTTAATTCATAAAGAAACTTCTGATGAAGAAAAATTAATTAAACTTCTAAAAGTTAATGAAGAATGGAATACATATGATGTAGTTATATATACACCAAGTGTTTGTATGGGTGTATCTTTTGATGTGCCAAATTATTTTGATAATATTTACGCATATGGCTGTTCTAATTCATTAGGATCACAAGAATTTTGTCAAATGATACATCGTGTTAGAACTCCAACAAATAAAAAAATATATTTAGCAGTTGATTTTTATAAAGAAACAACCCTTGACGATTTTGTCGATTATAACACTGTAGAACAAATGTTATGTAGTGATTATTATCTTACTTGTTATGATTTACATAATAATATTTTACCAAAAAAAGTCAAAAAGATTGTTAATACTTATAGTTCTCTTGATGATGGTATTGAAGATAATAATGATTCGAATGAAGTAAAAAAAAATAAATCTGATGTTCTAGTAGGTGAAACAACCAGAGACAGAATTCTGTCATATCCACATAAGCAAGAACCAATATATGATCTATATGTGAGAAATAGTTGGGAAAGTATTGAAGATAAATTAAATTTTCCATCTAAATTTTTTGGATATGTGAAATATAAAGGCTATCAATTCGCTTATCATCCAGATGAGTCAGAATTAAATAAAGAAATCTTTAATGATATGAAAAATATCCGTGAAGAAAGAACTGAAGAAGATACTAAAAAAACAATTGATGGTATTTTTACAGCACCTGACTTACAACCTGACGAATATTCTAATAAAATTAAACAACGCGATGAATATCTTGATGAAAAAGATATTTATGCGATTAAAAGATTTAATATTATTAAATGTTATGGTCTAAAGACGGACTTAGAAGAGATCAATAAAGAAGAACCAGCTAAGACCATTACAGATTTGATGACAAAAGAGTTTATAGCAGAATACAATGACAAAGAGAAGATGGGTTGGTATAGAAATATGAGTACGATAATGAAGTCAAGTATGGTAGGAAAGGATGGTAAAACATACATTCAAGATACTAATATGAAATTAGCGATATTGAAAGACAACGCTCAATATGATTCAGCAATATCAAATTGTTATACAGATTTTATGATGAAAAACAAATATGCATATCATTATTATGCAATTGAAATAATTCAAAAACTGGGATTTGATATTAATAATTTAGAGACAGAACAATTATTATCAACACTATTATTCTTAATAGATGATTGTTTGGAATGGGCTCAACAACATAAATTAGAAATAATTTATAAATATGATCTCTTCAAATATACCCATAAAGATTTAAAAACATTAGAAAAATTTAATGATAAATTAAAATTCTTGAATTCTATAATTGAATCACAATATGGACTTAAAATTAAAAAGAAAAATTCAACTCAAGATGTAGAAAAAATCAAATATTATTTAACAGACAATGACGTATGGAAAGGGTCTAATATTAAAATTAAACCAAATCAACTGTTCTCAAAAAGAGAAGATTATGATAAATACAAAAATCATGATAATAGTTTGTTGGATGAAGGTATCTTTTTAGACGAAGAATAAATTATAAATTATAAATTATAAATTATAAATTATAAATTATAAACTTTTTTTATATATTCATATCTTGCATATTAATTCTATATTCATCTCCTGGTCTTGGTGTTGGTAATCGTAATTTTAATTCTTCAGTATTATTTATAGACGGCTTACTACTGATTGGTGTTTGAGGGATAGAAATAATTATATCATTTATATTTTCCGTGGCAACTTCAGTTGGTTTAAATCGTCCCATAATATCTGGCAGTTCGATTTGTTTCCATAATTGTTGTTGTTCTCTAGATTGTTCTATTTTTTCAGAGTTACAACAATTACATTGTTTGCATCCAAAGGGAAAACAGAAACACTCATAACAACAATTATTACATTCACCTACATCTTCTTCAAATACACCAGTTTTAATTACAGAACCAAACCATCTAATAATATCATTTGGCATAACTGGTGAGACTTCAACGAGACGGTCGAATTGTTCTTCACAGTTATTAATAAAATCTTTAGCAGATACACGATCACATCTTGGTTTAGATAGTTCGACTTGAATTTTACGAGTAAATTTGTCCCATGTGACGGCGGCGATACGATGAGATTCTAATTTTTGAGCGACACCGGTATATTGACCGACCGTTTGCAACATAGCAATAAAAATACTGGTAGCACCAACAATTAAAATAAAATTAGGAGCCCAAGATCCGAACAAACTTTGAGCGAAATTACCAGTACCGGTTAGAGTGGATAAAATGATAATCGGAATATTGAACCATGCATTGAGACACCAATAACGTTTATAAGCACGCTCATGCATTGCTTTGAGACACTGACCTTTATCAGCCCATTTTCTCAAAATTTGTTCTTGTTCGTGTTTCCATGGATAATCTTTTTGGTCGATAGATGGATTTTGTTCGGCATTGATAACTGGCTTATCTTTTTCAGAATCTGACATTAATAATATTAAAAACTAAAAGAATTTTTTTATTTATACTTACTTAATAAAAAAATTGTTATTTCGTTAATTAGTCTCTTCCACAATAAAAATCTTTTTTAATTTGGAGACATTCATGTGTAAATGTTATTAATTTTAAATGATAATTTAAAATCTCACTAATCTCTTTTTCTAATTCGTCTAAACTATTTATTTTATCATTTTTTACCCACAATAAAACTGTGTTCTTTTTTTTTGCTTCCTGAATATCATCTGATACTTTTTTGTAATCATGAATTATTGCCTGAAAATTTGGTTTTGTTATACTGTCTATCTGTTTAGATGCTTCCATTTGTTTACAGATAAAATTCAAGTCTTTTACAAATTTTAGTTTTCTTACTTTAACACAACTACTCATATAGTAATGAGAATTTTCAATCAGTGTTTTATAAAAATTTACGTCATCCTCTTTTTGGTTTCCTAATAGTTTATGAAAATTGTTCTTTATTTCTGTTAATTTCCCTAATAAACTCTCGCATTTTTGGTCTAATTCCATATATTTATCAAAAATAATATTCCAATTACTTATATTCGCATTACACGTGTCATCATTATCCATGATACAGATACATAATTTTTTTATTTACTTGTCTAAATTTTTCTAATTTTTATATTTATACTATTTTTTTTTTATTTTTTATTAATTAAATTGCGTCTCAAAAGATGATATTTATTGATATTTTTTAATATGGGACTATCCATCTGTTATTATTGGTGATGAGAAACATCACCAATAATAACAGATGGATAGTCCCATATTAAAAAATTGAAATTATTTAATTTATAGTAATATATAGATATAAAATGGATATATATAATGGAAATGATGAATTTGACTGAATCTTTTGATAACTGTTTAAAACCCGCTATATTGGATATTGATCCAGTATTTATGGAAGAAACGGTAGGCGAGCCTACTGCTATTTCAATTCAATTTCAACAAATGGGATCCCCTTTGTTAAAACGCTATAGTGCTAAGCTGATGGAAAACGATACATTAGCAACTTTATATAAGACAATATCTGGAAATATTATTAATATTGGTTCTATTGTTAAAAATGATAGAAACAAAATAGAAGTAATAGTAAAAAGTGATAGTAAGAAAAAGAAGGAACCTACAAAAGCAGAGCTAATTATCGCATCAAATGAAAAAGCTAAGATGGATAAAGAACTTCAAGGTTTTATTAATTATATGAAATCACATCAAAAAGAATTATTAGAGTGTGATACTCCAACAATCTCATCATTGAGAGGAATATTAGACACTTATACTTCAACAATTTCGAACAAAATAATGAAATTGATTATATTAAGATCATTAATTTTGAAATATAAATCGTCAGGCAATGAATTGTTTGTATCATTTATGTTTGAATTTATGATGGAATTAAATTATTTGAAAGATGAATGGACTATTCCTGAAGTAAAGGAAGAAGTAAAGGAAG